GGTCTCCGGCGTCCACTCCCACTGGACCTTGTTCACGGTCGTGCCGTCGGTGCCGTCGGTGCTGGTGCGGAATGTCAGCAGTCCGTTGTCGAGCGACGGGCCGCCGAGATACAGCTCATAGCTGCGTGTGTTCGCCGTGGAATCCCATTTCGCGAAAAGCGCCGCTTTGGTCGCCGCCGTCGGCAGGCTTTGGAAGCGGATTTGACCTTCGAGCGTGAAGTCGTCAGAACCAAGGTCCGTGTGCGTCGTCGTGCCCGTGCGCACCGCCGCCGACGCTGGCGTCAGGTCGAGGATGCCGACACCGAACCGATGGAGGTATTGCGGCGTCCAGCCCTGGTGGGCGGGATCGTCGCTGTTCACCACCAGCGTCGCCACGCGACGGTCGCCAATTGGGAACGTGTTATTGTAATCGCCCTGGTCGTCGCGCACGATCAGACCGGTGATGTAGCACAGGCCACTATCCGGATTATGGCCGCCCGAAATGCAGAACTGCGCTGGCGTCCCGCTGAACGAAACGCCCGTCGCGTTCAGCACAATCATTCCGTCAACGTAGCACTTGAACGTGCCCGCGCCGGTGTCGATCTCGCACTCGATATGGTGATCCTTCTCGGCGACGACCACGGGGCCATTCGTGATAACGTCCGCGGCCGTGGAGAAGCGCAGCGCGCCGGTCGTGTCAACCCACAGCGTCGCGATGTCTGTGTTCGAACTGTCGCGCCAAACGAGGATGCCCGTCGTCTTGTTCGTGGTCGGAAGGCTGGCCAGGCCCATGTGCAGCGAATAGCGCGTCAGCGCCGTGTCTCCGGGAAGCACGCGGCGCGCGCCCCAGCCGACGTGGCCTCCGGTCGAGGTCTGCCAGCCCCGGAGCCAGTAATCCGTGTTCGTCACGTCCCACGGGATGCCCGCGGTCAGCGCAGCGACCGTCTGGTGAATGGTTTCGCCTTTGAACTCCGCAGGCGTCTCCGCATAGGCTCCGGACAGCATTGCGAAGGCCGTGGCGTTCGACCCGCTGGGATAACCCCAAGTGCTCGCGCCCGAGCCATAGGTGCCGTACCCGTCCACTATCAAGTTGCTCATGGCGCCAGCCCCGCTTCACGCCGAACTTGCCGGCGGATTCTTTCCTCAATTCCGTTGTCGCTGACCGGAAGTGGGCTCGATGTCACAGCATAGACGCGGTGGTCGTTACCGACAAGAATGATCGTCGCCTCGTCCACCATGACAGCCGTACCGTCCAATATCCCGCGCGACATGGTGCGGCCCTTCACGGGCGCGAACGGGTTGTCGCTGTCGCCGGTGCCGCTCCAAAACTCGATCGAGCTGGACCCCATGATGACGCCCACGTCGCCGACCCGCACCATGTCCACGATGTTGTCGGGCGAGGACTCCTTCGTCGCGAAGTCGAGGCCGTCGATTACCACAGCGCCGGGACGGATGTAGTAGAACCGCTGGCTATTCGCGCACGCCACGAACCCGAAGCTGTCGAGCGTCATGACTGCAATCGCGGCCTCGCCATTGGGCAAGCTGATGCCGTGGAGCGCCTGGACGCCGCCACCGGTCATCGTCATCGTGCCCCAGCTCATGTCCATACCCGTCGGCGTCACGGCCAGGGTGATCGCATTGGCCTCGGTAGTGTGGTCTCGGCTGGTCAGGGTGATCGTTTTCAGGTCGTCATCGAACGCGGCCGACACCGCGAGGCTGGCCGTGGTCAGCGCCGTCGAGAAATCGACACCGCGCGTGCCGATGAAATTCAGCATGTTCGACATGGCTTCGAGCCCGTCGGAGCCGATCGCGCACAGGAAGGGGTGCCCGCTGGTGCCGGCCGGGCTGTTGGCGTCAACGCTACCGTCGGTCCATCCGTAATAGATGCCGCCGATTATAAGCACATAATCTGCGAAATTCGATCCGTCGCCGGTGTAGGTCAGGAGCCCGGTCGCCGCCGATCCGCCGTCGTAATATTGGAGCAAACTGCCGTCCGTGATGAACAGGCGCTCGTAGTCCGCGCCACGAACGAAATCCATGCGCGGGTTGCCGGCAACGAACACTTCGCCCGTAATGTGTGTCTGCGTGGTGCCGTCATAGCGCCACAGGTTCTTGCCACTGACGACAAACAAGTCTGAATTGAAAATGCCGTTCCGGGAGAACGTACCTCGGATCGTGCCTTCGGCGGTGTCGGCCGCGAAATAGCCGAGCAAGGACGTACCGGGCCGCCCGAGCAGAGCCGTCTTTTCAACCGGGTTGGTGACGGGTTTCGCCTCCACAAACCGGTTAATCAGCTTCACTTCGGGGCTGGCGTCGTACAGCCGCTTGTAGGCGCCGATACCAATGGGGAGGACTGGCATCAGATGTCACATGCGCCGGGCTGCCAATAGGATTCATAGGACGCCACCAGGTCGTCGGCGCCCGAGATCGCCGGCACCACCTGCGCGTAGCGACCCGTGATGGTCGTGAGCATGCGTTTCCACGTCGCCTGTGTCGCTGCCGAGATCACCTTGTCGTAACGCGGCGCCAGGCGCACGGCCATGGCGGTGATCCAGTATTCGTCAAGGCCGGGCGGGAACGGGCACTCGTCCGAACCCGTGAAGGTGATGAGCGCCTTCCAGTCCGCGGAGTCCGCTTCGTAGAACCACTCGCGGGCCTCGCCGAGCACGTAGGTGTTGGCTCCCTCGATCGTCCGCCCGTTACCGTTCAGCGTCAGAACGCCCGCCGTCGTGGCCGCGGCGCCCGAGGCTTTGACGAGCGCCATCCGCGCGCCGTCCTGCGGTCGGTCGGGCAGGTACACCGTTTGCTCCGTGCCATCCCACACAAGGCGCGCATTGCCCGGCGGATAGTTCGCGTCCAACACATAGTTCGTATTCCGACGTGAGTTCGGCAACAGCGGCGGGTTCGAACTGATGGCGCCAACGCGCTGGTACAGCGGCACCGGCCAGTCCTGCAGCGTGATGCCGACGACCAGGCCAAACACGCCGCGGACGTGCTGATTGAACAGCGAGAGACCTTCCGCGAGTTCCGCCGTCTTCAAGGCGGTGCCGATCGGCGTGATGTTATTCTCGCGGAAGGCTTCTGTTACAAGGTCGAGGACGAGCGTCATAGATCACCCGCGGACGGCGGCAAGCAGCTCGCGCGTGGTCGCCGCGGGGGAGGCCGTGGCGCCACGCGCGGCCAGGACTTCACGAAGCGCTTTGTCCAGCGTCTCCGTGAGCGTGACGGTCGTGGTCCTGGCGTCGTAAGTGATCCCGCCTTCGCGGAGCGCAGCCATGATTTCGGCGCGCGTCAGAGGCGGTTCTTCTCCCTTGCGCTCCTCTCCCTTGCGCTCGTCATCGTGCTCGCGCAAGTCCGTTTCCCGAGGCTTCGGCGGCTTCTTCGCGGCCATGCGCGCGGTATCGTGCGGATGGTGCGTAATCCAGTCGTCGCCTGCGTCGATATGGTCGGCGAAGTTCTGCGCCTCCCCCGTATGCCGGTGCCACAAACGCTTCGCCATTGTTCTCTCTCCAGGAAAGGCGCGGCTGGCCTCTGTGCCGACCAGCGACGCTTCGTAGACCCTTGCCGACCGTCCAGCCTAGGCTTGCGTCGGAACGCCTCCGACAATCCAGTTCGTGCCGTTCGACACGCAGATTGCCGCCCCGGTCGAGCCGTGCGCCGCGGTGGCACCGATCGCGATCGAGTTCAAGTCCGTCACGTAGGCCATCTGACCCTTGTTGCCCACGGCGGCGGCAGGCAGGTTGTGCGTGCCTCCGCTGACGGTCATGACCGGGAGCTGGAGCGGATTGCCGCCGCCCGTGATCGAGTTCCAGTTCGCCGTCTGCGCGGCGTCCGCCGCCGGCTTCGTCGCGACTTGCAGGATACCGGTGTCGGTCGAGAACCAAAGCGCGATGTTCCCTTCGCCCTGGTAGAGCGTCGGCTTCTCCGCTTCGAGGCCGGCCTGAAACGAAGAGAGCCACAGTCCGAGATTGTTCGCCATTTTGAAAACTCCATGGTCCAGAAGGACGAAACGCCGACCGGCTGTTAGACCGACCGGCGTTGTTGCTTCGTCGGGGTGTGGCTCTTACGTCGGCGCGGCCTGACCGCACAGGCGCGTGCCCAAGAACGGATCGAGCACCGAACCGCCGTACAAGCAATCCCAGCGGTGGATGTGCGCGCCAGTCGAAATGTCCGACCCGCGCCAGTACCGCACGGCGATGCCGGTGTCGGGATCGACCGCGAACGACGCGGTGCCGGTGAACGGCATCTGCAGCCGCGCCGAGACCAGCGAAATCGCGCGGCGGTGGAACACCGAACGGATCGGCATGCGCGCGCCGGCCGCGCCGGCAAACTGGACATACGCGTTCGTCGCTGGCGCTGAATCCACGGTCGCGAACGCCGAGTTGGTGTCCTTGATGCTCTGCGTCGCACCCGTGTTGGGCACGATGATCGCCGGGCTGATTTTCAGCGTCACGTCGGTGCCACTGTCCACCGCGGCGTCGGTCAGCACGGTGAACTGCTGCAGGTAATCCAGCGGCTCCTGTGCGCGCCAATCGTAGGCATACACGTCCTCGATCGTGAACACTTCGCCCGCCTTGATCGTCTGGCCGTCGGTCAGACCCTTGAGGTTCAGCATTTGTGTCATGCTGTCCGGACTGCCGGCGCCGCCCTTCACGGTCTCGTAGTTCACGTTCTGGTTGGCGTCATCGATCTGGCCGCCCGCGCTGCTGCCGTTGCCCTGCGTGCGAGTTCCGCCGATCAGCGTGGGGATTTGCTGCGTCGCGTACCAGTCCACTTCGGAAATGATCGGGATGCGCACGCGCTGCAGCGCCGGGGCGTTCAGTTCCACGGCGTAGGAAGTCTGCAACGATCCGCGGATGCGCTGGCCGTCCACGAACGACACGACGCCCGACAGGCTTTCGTTCGGGACGCCCTGCGCCATCAGGCGCGTGTGGCCGGCCATGGCCTGAATCTGGGAGCCGATGGCAACCGTCGGGTCGGTAGCGTCGATCGCCACGTTGTCGTTGTCCAGGTCGCCGCCGGCAACCCAGGAATGGAAGTTCTTGGTCAGCCCGATGAGGAACCCATCGATCGAGTGCGCCAGCGTCGAGGCCGCCGACTTCATGGTGGCGTTGCGCATCAGCGAGTTGAAGGACGTGACATATTCGATGTCGCCGACGCTGATATGGACCTTCGAATACTGGTCCACCTTGACCGGCGCGGAGCCCGTCACGATGGCCTGCGCGGCCAGCGTCGCAGTGCCGTCTTTCTTGTCGAGGAACCGCGGCGGGCGCTTGACGTTGATCGTCAGCCCGTTTTCGTCGGAAACCTCGTTTTTGAACTGCCCGTCCACCAGCCGGCCCATGACCAACTGATTTTTCAGCAAGAGCAGCATCACGTTGCTGTACTCCTGCGCGTCAAGAAACTGGTTGGCCATAGCCCGTGTCTCACTTCTGCTGGTGCATCGCCATCCGTTCGAACGCCGCAAAGTCCGTCGTGGAGGCCGACGCAGGTTGGGTTGCTCCGTTCCCCCGCGATTTGCCGCGTAGTGGCGCAGGGGCCTGCGTAGTTTTGTGTGATGCACGGGCGGCGGCGCCATTGGCCGGTGTCGCATCGTCAGCGTCCGGATCGTCGGACGAAAGTTCGGCTTCCCGTTTGCCGAACCAAGCGGCTTGACGCCCTGGCGTCATTGCCGCGACCTTCTTCGCTTCCTTCGGATCGGAAGCCAGCTCGTAAGCGATGGTGTGCCCATATTCACTGTCTAGCAGCATTTCACCAAGCACCGGTGAAATCTGAATGTCGTTGTTGAGCACAACGTCATCGAAATCTTCGTAGCCCGCATCGTAGCCGCGGTTTTTGAGCGCGTCAACCCGGACCTTGTGGGCGGCCTCGGCGGCCTTTTGATCCGCAGTCTGTTGTTTCGCGGTTCTTTTCTGCTCGTGGTCCTGCAACTCCTTACGTGTCTCGTAGCGCGCGAGATCGCGGATATAATCCGCGTTCAGTTCGCCGTGCTCGTAGTCCTCCGCGCGCGGCGCGGCCGGGTCGTGGGGCGCTTTCCCATTCCCCTGCTTACCGCCCGAGGCGGGCGCGTCGGCGCGGGCCTCCAGCGCGGCGAGGCGGGCCTCCAGCGCGGCGCTCTTGTCGCGGTACTCGTCGCGCTCGCGTTCGGCGGCGCGCTGGCGCCCAACGGCCTTGCTGATGCGCACCTGCGCGCTCTTATGGCGCTCCTGGTCCGTACCGCCGGCTTTGTCATCCGCCCCCGCTTCGTCGTCATCGCCTTCGGCAGCGGCCTTTCCACCTTGGTCTGTGGACGCAGCGCGACGCGCCTGCGTCGTGAAACCTTGGCCAGCACCCTTGCCAGCGTCGGCAGACGCAGCGATGCGGTCGCCGTCCTTGGTCGCGAAACCCTCGAACTTGGCAGCATCGGCTTCGGGCAGGGTGTTTTCGCTCTGGGCCGTCTCGCCCGCGGCTTCGGTGTTCGTGGCCATCTTGTAACCTTTGCTATTTGCGGATTGCGGCTGTCGTCGCACGCACGCTGTCGTTGCTCTCGCGGCTGGCGGCTTCGCTCAGCGTCTTTATGGTCTCGTTCTGCGTCTCCTGAGGTGCAAGCTGTGTCTGCGTCGCATAGTGCTGCGCCCGCGCGAAGTTCAGGATGGATTCCGACTGGTCCTTCATGAACTCAGCCATTGCCTTTTTCACCGCGAGTTCCGTTGCCTGCTGTTGCTGCTGCCCCGCGGCAACGGCCTGCTGCTGCATTTCAGGCGTCATTTCGTCCGGCCCGAGAACACCCGGCGGAAGCGCGCGGCGGAAGCGGGCCGCAATTTTCGGCGCGAGCGGCCAGTCCATCGCCTCGACCAGTAGATCGGGCGCCACCGCGAAGGTCTGCGGCATCGCCTGCGCGAGCGCGAGCATGGCCTCCTCGTTCTCCTGTCGCTTGGTCGCGAAGCTGGGGCCGACGCTCGCCGTGATACGGTACTTGCCCACGGTCAGGTCAACGGCGTCCGAATTGGTGGAGTCATTGATGGCCTGGAGCTGTTCCGCGCCGTCCGGCTGTGTCACGCTGATCGTTCGCTTCGTATCGTAAATATAGGGGATCAGCTCGTTCAGAACGCGGCCAGTTTCACGGATCGCTTTCGTCAAGTTCACGTGGTAAATCTGCGTTCCGGTGTCGCTGACCGCCTGGCGGCGCTGAATCGCCACGCCGGATACTTCGTTGGACGGCATCCCGAGGTTCGCCTCGTGGATATTCGACACGTCCTTCAAATCCTGCGTCGTCGTGGCGGCCTCCGCAATCAAAGCCTCCTCGATCTGCACCGGCGCGTTCCGCACGGGCGGCTGGCCGCTCTCGGCGTTCCATATCAGCAACGGGTCGTCGCTGGTGCCGCTGGCGCGCCACTGTGCCTCGCGGCCGGCGACGGCTGTATCGGACGCAACCCATGTGTTTTTCGGCGACTGCATGATTTTCTCGGCAATCGCCGAGCGCCAGTAATTGTGCAGCCGTTGCGGGTCTTTCATGTTCCGAACGATGCCCCACCGGTGCGTCGTGGCACCGATGCGTAGCACCCAGCCCGGCACCCGGAAAACCGGCACCCGGTCGATACTCAGCTCGTAAGGCCCTTCCAGGATGTCGGCGCCCGAGCACCGGTACATCTGGACATACTTCCTGTAAATCTCGCGCACCATGGGCTGGCCGGTGCGGCTGTCCGTGTCGATCGCACCCAGCACAGCCGGGTTCTGCTCGTCCGTAATATCGACCGTCTGACCCGTGGTCAGCAACGCGATCATCCGTTTACGGCGGCGCACCGCCCAATAGGCCACGATCTGCACGTCGTTGCCCATGTACCACGACGAATTGCGCAACTCGGCCGGCATGCGGTCTGAAATGATGTCGGTCGGGGTCGCCCACGGGTATTCGGCGCGAAACGTGTCCTCCGGCATACGGTCGATCACGAAACAACGCGTCGCGTCACGCCCGGTCGGGTCGGTCATGGTTCGATCCCACACGACCGAAAAATGATCCGCGATCGGATGTATCCGCGGGCTCATGTGCCACACTTCGTCGTTCTCGTAGTCGATGTCGATCTGCCAGTTCCCGATGCCACAGCACACGGCGCCGGTCAGCGCGTTGTCATACGCCGTTTCGCTGTCCGACAATTTCTGAATGGAGCGGATAAGCCCTTCACGGACGTTCGCGATCGGAACGTTCCCTCCGGAGTCCGGCAAAACCTTGATTTCGGTCTCGTTCTGGAGCCTTGAGCCGACGACCTGTGCCACAAAAGCCGGGAGGCGGTTCACGGTCAGCACCGGCTTGCGCTTGGCCTGGCGGCGCGCCGCAACCAGCTCGTCCCACTGGTCGCCGACAACGAACTGCAAATCCTCGATCCCAGCTATCCGGTTGGCGGAATCGAACTCCTGGTCATCGCTGAAATCCTGCCGCATGCAACGCAGAAACTCGTTCTCGTCACCCTTGAACTCAGGCGGCAACTCGATTTTAGGGCGCTCGTCAGCCATCCTGGTCCCCCGTCACGCCATCCACCCGTCGGCAATGCCGCTCAGGCCGTCGTCGGCGACAAGGGCGTCACCGTAGTCCAAATGCGGTTGCGCGTCTATGTCACCATAACGCTGCACCTGCGGCGCGCCCCGATATTCCTTAATGTACTCGTTAAAGGCGAAAGTCAGCGCGATGGCGTCGGCGAGATCGGGCGAGCGCACGCCGCGTTTGCGCATTTCGACCTTGGATTCCAACATGAAAAAATTATCGAGCCGCGGTTTCTGCATCGGCGCGCAGATGTCGCTTTGAATAGCGCCGTCATCGGGCAGGATCGCGCCTTCCGGCAGTTCCAGCCATTCGAGCAGCCGCGACCACATTTCCGCGCGCCGATTGAACGGGCCGGGCACCTTCGGCCGCGCCAGGCGCCATTCGGACGTGCCGCCGAAGTTCACTCCGCGCACCAGGTCCGCATAGAAAGGCCCGATATTCTTCAACGTCGTGACCATGTTAGCCCCGACATTACCGGCGTCGATGTTCACCCGCGCGGGATGGTGCTCATCGACCAGCGAGCGCACCCAGGCCACACCCTCCTCGTGGTTCAGCTTGTTACGATAGCGCACCCATTCGACCTGGAGCCCGCGGCGCGCCGCTACGGCGAACCGATCGCCGCCGCCGCCGGCCGGATCGACGCCCAGCACCAGCGGCCCGACACCGGAGCCCTTGCGCTTGCGCGCGCGCAGCACGGTCAGCGCGTTAATGTAGGGTTCGTGGCCGGGCGGCGAAGTCCAGGCGTCCTCGACCGTGGCCGGGTACTCACGCCGGAAAAGGAGCGGGTCGCGCAGCTCCTCGATCTTGGAGCGCCGCCACGCCATGCGCCGGTCGTCAACCGCGAACATGGCGGCATATTCGGCCTCAGACATTTCGCCGCCCACTTCATCGAGCGACAATTCGAAGCCCATTGGCACCGGGCGCTGATAGTCCTCCGAAATCCACCACGGCAGGAAAATCAGGATGTAATCGCCGACGCCGTTCTGTGCGTCCGCGCAGCGTTCGTAAAACTCGCCCGAGGCGCCGGCCGACGTGCTCTCCAGGATCACTTCGGTGCCCGGCGCGAGCGGGATCGCCTGCACCGAAGCCGCGAAGTGATCCTGCGCGTTCGGCCAGAACGCCGCCTCCGAACCATGGAAAAACGTCAGCGACGATCCGCGGCCACCGGCCTTCGAACCGGCCGTCGCGACCGAATAGGAGCTGTCGAGGCGGTCGAACTCCAATATTTTAGCGTTCGAAGCGCCGACATGGGGAGCGAGCGGGTTCCCGCGCTGGTAACGGTCCACGATGCCGAAAAGAGTGTCCGACGCCGGCTGTTCGTGGGCCAGAATGTACGTGTTCTGGCCGCGGAAAAGGCTCGTCTTATGGTAAAAACGGGCCGCGATGTAGGTCGAGCACCCGGCCTGCCGCCCTTTCAGAATGAGCGCCCGAACCCAGCCCTTTTCAGCCTTCTGGGCCTCCAAACGGCGGTCGATCTCACGTTGCGCCGCATTGAACTCCAACTTCACGAATTCGCCGGCCTTCGTTCGCACGTTCAAGCACTGGCGCGCGAAGGACGGCAAGTCCTCGCGGAGCCCGGCCAGGCGGCGCAGGGTGTCGGCGTCGCTCATCGCGAGGCGGGGCCGACCGGCGCCACCGGCGTCAGGATCAACTGGTTATCGGGTTCGACCCGTTTGAAATACGACTGCAGATCATCGGGCGAATGGTACTGCATATTCGTCGGCCCGGCCGAGAACGTCCACTTCCCGCCCGGCAATTCGTTCCACGTGCCGCCGGTATAACCGCCCTGGCCACTATATTGGCTCTCCGTCGAGAAGGTCGGATGGTTCGGTTTCTTGAATGTGTCCGGGAAATGGCCGTTCGCGCCCGACTTCCCCGCGCCGGCCAGGAACGCGCCCTGCATGTCGTAATCGTAGGTCGGATCGGCGCCCATGTTCTGCTTCGCGATCCAGGCGTTGTACTGCTGCTGCTGGGCTGGCGTCAGCGCGGTGTTGAACTGGCCGGTCATGTCGGTGTCAGCCATCGCCTTCGTCCTCCACGACGGTCGCCGTTCCGTCGATAACCCGCGCGTGCTCGCCGGCATCGAGCCGCGCGAGCAGGGCCTCCACGCCTTCGTCGGCGGAGACTTCCAGGTGCGTCGCGCGCACGGCGCCGCGGGACCACTGGCGATAAAATTCCGTCTTGTTCGAGCGCGCCCAATCCGAATACGCTTCGACCCCGCCTATATTCTCGAACGCAATATCGTGAATCTCCATACGGCGCCGCGCGCTCATGTAAGGCGTCAGCGAACCGTCGGCGAGCGGGACGGGGATGCGGGACCAATTAACGCGCTGGTTGCTCATAACGCGCAACTATGCCGCGTTGTGTTTCGTTGCGCAAGTGACGCACATGGTACGGGCGGCACCTGCCGAGGGACAGGGCCGCCCGTACACTACGAAACGCGGTGGGGCAGGGGCGCCTGCTGACGCGTTTCGATCTCAGGCCGTCAGATGCTTCACCGCCCACATGACCGCTTCCTCCGCCTTCGTCTTGGCGATGGACAGCTCGCGCGAGCTGCCGAGCGAGCTGAGGAGGGTGTGGAGCGCGAGGCCGGTGTCCTTCACGGACTGCATCGCCGTTTTCTCGTCGTCGGTCAGCACGCGATAGGCGTGCCGCATGACGTTGTTCACCGTCCGCTGGTCGGACGTGCTATCCACGGTCTCCGGCTTGGCTGCACTTGTGCCCGGCCCTGCGGGTTTGGCGGCATCGGTCGTCATGGCTCGTCTCTCACGTCGCTTCGGTGGTCGAGGATCGGCCCACCTTGGGGTAATCACCGATCACCGGTGCTCGCGGTCGGCGTGCGCGCCCATGGCGCGCTCCATCCCGCTGTCGGACGAGCGCGATGGGACAGCCTCCCGCGACTGCAGCGGGCGTGGCCCGCCCTGTGAAAAGCGCGGTGGTGGCGCATCCATGAGCGCCGATCGCGTTCCGTCAACCTGCATGGGACCAGGCTTGGTGGCAGGGAAAGCCTGGACGGGCTGGGTTCTCCCGCCGGCTCCGCCACCACGGAACGAAGTGGGAGCGCCAGCAACGACTGGGGCATCCGGCGCTCCGGGTCGGACCACGGGTCTGTCAGCCATCGGATCATGTCCCTGCGTGGCGTCGGGATTGGACGGGGTGCTGACGATCGGCGTGCTCGCTCACGGCCCGGTCCATCCCGGAGTGCCCACCGGAGCCCACCGCGGGGAACTTCTCCCGCACCGCGGAGCGAACCTCGGCCTTCTCGCTGGGGGTACCGTGCTGGGCAACCCGCGCCAGGGCATTCCTGGCATGCGACCGATCCGGGATCGGATAGCTGCCGGAGCCCGGTGCCTTGGACGGCACGGCGAACTCGCTCGGGGCGAGTGCGTTGCGCTTGCTGGTCGTCAACTTCGTCATTCGGTCAGCCTAGACCCGGCCGTCTCGGCCTGTCAAGCGGGCCGGCTGAACTTTTTTCAGGCCGTCCGTGTGCCCCGTTTCCATGTCGCTCGGCCGTTACGGGATTTCCCGTTTCGATGTCGTTCGGCCGGTATGGGAAATCCCATATCGGAACTCCTGACCTTGGAAATTTGGAAATATCATATTTTGTAATTCGCGGTTCTGGGGCTTGGTGCGTTGTGGCTCGGTCGCTTGGTTGGCTGTTAATGTTATGCAATTCTGAAAATGTGGAAAAGTTGCTCTGTTGCGTTGTGGCTCCGTGGCAAAGCAAACCATCCGGACCACGAACCACCCTGGGGGTCTCCAAGGAAACTATACTACGCAGCAACAGTATAACATGGTACACCATAGTATGGTATGCGAGCAACCATGTTACCATGTCACGATGTTATGTAATGCACATGCAAATACATAACGT